GTTCTGGGATGAGCAGGGCTTCCGGGGTGGGGTGTTGCTGCCGGTGGAGGAGATCAACCTCCGCTACGTGGCGATCACCCGGGCTGAAACCACCTGCAGCTCAGGTCAGTGGCCGGCTCCGATGTTCAGCGGCCTGGCTGACTACATCCGGCGCCACCCCCGCTTCCTAACCCTGGAGGAGGCAGCGGAGCTGCAGGCGGCTGCTCCGGCCCCACCGGCATCACCACAGACAGAGGCCACGTTCGATGTGGCTGCGGTCGTGTCTGCCTACGCGAAGAACTATCCCTTGTTGAACTGGGGGCTTCTGGCGCAGCGCTGGCAGCGGGGCATCGCGGACCCGCAGGTTTTGCTGAGTGGTCATCCCCTGCAGTCGGCCCTCGGGTTGGTTGAGGCCTTTGTGGAGGCTCTCGCGGCCTGTCTGCCCGCACCGGCACCAGAGCGCCCCGCCCAGGCCGCCTCGGCGCCTGCACAGAAACCCTTCAGCCCAGCTCTGCCGGAATTGATCAGCGCTGAGTACGGGCTGGCGCCAGTGGTGATGCAGAAGCGCTTCAACGGCACAGGTTGGACAGAGGCGGGTCGGATCCAGATCGCTTGCGCTCGTTGCGCCACCAAGCCTTTGGTGGCGTTCAACCGTCCGCGGACGACGCAGACACTGGATCAGTGGTACCGCCACGACTGGGCGTTGTTCTGCGCGAACTGCGCCTTGCTCAGCGAAGCAGCGGACCCACAGCAGCTCAGGCTGCACAAGCCACACCGCGGCGGGCCGGAGGTCATGGCTGTGATCCGCTCAGGCAGGTCCTGAACGCCTCACCTCCTTTTGCTGGTGGTGGCTCCTGGTAGTTGGTGAGGCTTCATCGTTCCGTAGATCCGCTCGCCCACCAGCGGTTGGGTGATGCTGCCGATGCCGCCAGAGCCATAGGGCGCCCCGAATTCGATCACCTCGAAGGCTGTGTAGACCCGCCGTGGATCCCCCTCGCTGTCAGGTGGGTCACTGAGCTGGCTCAGGTCTCCCAGCCAGATCAGTCCCGTGCAGGGCGCTTGAACGGTTGCTTCAAGGCGGGTCGCGATGCGCAGGTTGTCCTGCTGCCAAGGCAGTGAGGCACTCAGCCAATCGAGCGGGTCGGCGCTCTCCATAGGCAGGCGGCTGGCTCGGCAGATGAAGCCGCTGTAGGTGAAGTCACCGGTGTCAACGCCAGGCCCGTTCTCCTTGGCGGTGACGTATTTGCCTCGCCTGAGAAAACATTCAAAAACGTGGCGCCATAGGCGTGGTGAGTCGACATCACCGGGGATCAGGTTCTGGAACTGCAGGAGCCGGGCATTGGCGTAGGAGCTAAGGGGGTTGGCGCCGGCTGTGGCATTCGTGGCCTGCATCACCGGTGAGGGCCATGGATCGCTCATCACTCATCCCCTCAGGAGCGCTGCGGTGAACGGGGGCAGGGTGTTTGTGCTGAGGCTGCTCCAGCTCTGGAGGCTCGGCAGGATCTGCAGCAGTTGGCGGCCCAGATCCCGTCGCTGCTGTTGGAGTGCTTCTGCGGTGCTGATCGGGAGGCTGGCCACAAGGCGCTCCTCCACCTGGAGGAGATCAGTGGCGTAGTGCACCACGTCCACCTGACTGGCGGGCGCCACACCGGCGGCTGCGCTGCTGCCCGGCAGAGGTCCTTTGCGCTGTTGCTGGCTCCAGCGCTGGTGATCGCTTGGATTCAGCCGTAGCTGCTGAGCATCGAGGCCGCTGATCTGATCGAGCAGCAGCCGAGCGGATGGAATCGCATCCGGATAGCCCTGTTCCAACTGCTGCATCGCCCGGCTGATGGCGTCCAGGGCTGGCCTGGTCGTGTTGATACCCAGTGCGATCCGGATCGCCTCCAGATCGGTGCGTTGCCAACCAATGGAGGGCTGCAGGCTCATGTCGGATCAGCAGGGGAGACAAGTGCGCTGTTGGTGGTCACGCTCTGGCTCACCTGCACCGGTGCAGCCAGTTCCAGCAGTTGCCGTAGCTCCTCGCGGCTCACGATGCCCTTTTCCTCCAGCAGGAGCCATTCGCTCACCGTGGGCCGCGGCGGCGCTGGCGGAGCCAGCGGATTCACTGAAACTTGCAGCGCCGCCTGCGGGCTTAGCGGTTCACCCGTGATCGCGCACCAGTGCTGCAACAAGCTGCTGAAGAGGGAGGCCTTCTGGATCGCCTGGCTCTGCAGCAGCGCGTAGGACTGACTGGCGGCCAGTGAGATTTCCATGGCTGTCCGCGCCACGCCGCCGCTGCTGCTCGGGATCAGCGCATCACGCCGCATGGCTGTATCCAGCACCTGCAGCCAGGCACGGTGCTCCGCCAGGGAGCGGGCCTGCACCTCGGCGAACTGAAAGCTCGCGCCTTCCGGTAAGTCCATCACGGTGTTCGGACCCAGTACGACGGGTTCGCTGCCAGATGGCTGGCCAACGGCACCCACCACGCCCGTTCGCACACCGACGGGCAAGGCGCAGCGGCTGAGCAATTCCTGGTAGTCGCTCTGGCAGCGGAACTGGTTCAAGTACTGATGCGCCAGCCCCAGGTGCGGTAGCTCCCCTTCCCCGAAGCCGGCTCCGTCGCTCGAGTACCAGAGGGCTGGGAGTTGCTTGAGGCCCTGGTACAGCTGGTGCTCCAACGGCTGCACCCGCCAGCCCGAGGCCTGCTGCGGATCAGCCACGAGCGTTTCGGCGCGCATGCCAACGCCCTGAGCTTGGCTCTGCAACGTGCGGTACAGCCAGGGGCAGGGCTGCTCGGGCCAGAGTCCAGTGGCATCGGCGGGCAGTGGCTCGCAGCTCGGTATCGCCTCCCGCCAGGTGATCTGCACCGGTAGGCCATGGGAGTGGGGGAGCTGCCAGTGGAGCAGGTCGGTGCGAGGAATCAGTTGCAGGCGGGGCAGCGAGAGCCGATCGCCACGGCGCAGGGCCTGTTGCCGGTCCCCTTCTGAAGGCCAAAGGTGATCCGGCGGCAGCACCAGCAACAGGCATCCGCCGTCCCGCAGCACCACCACGTCGGCCGCGGCCAGAAACGCACCCAAGTCCGTGCCGCGACCGTCCACATCGCTGAGCACCAGCTCCAGCCCAGAGGGCAGGGCCGTCCAGGTTTCGCGTGACAGCATCCCCGCGAAGGTGCGCAGCGCATCGCGGAAGAACCCCGAGGGCAAAGCCGCCTCCACCCTGCGGCGGTAGGCGGGCTCCGGTTCGCGCTCACCCTGCGGCAGGTAGTGCTCCCGCCGCCCCTCCAACAGGTTCCAGCAGTCGGCCACGAGTCGCAGCTGGCCGCGGCGGCGCTGCAGTTCCGGCGCCTCCCGCAGCAGATCTGCCGTGCTGATTGAGCGTTCAGTGGCCAGACCTGGGGTGGCGGCTACTGCCTATTGCCGATGGGCATTCAGGTGAGAGCGCCGATCAGCAGCACGATCAGCTGGCGGATTTGCTGCAGCTGCTCTGGGGTGATGTGGGAGTCGGTCGCCTCCGTGATGCGCGTCTTGGCCACACAGGTCAGGTTCTGTGGCACCAGGTAGCTCACCTTCTTGCACCCGTTTCTGGCGGTGGGTTGCAGCACCACCGTCAGATCGGCCATCACCAGTTCACGGTCTCCGGTCATGGGCACCGCCAGAACCGTTGGGTAAGAGGGGTCCAGAAGATCGGTGTCCTGCACCACGACCGCCGGTCTCAGCTTGTTGGGCTCAGGCGGATGAGGATCCTGTGCTGGATCCTCAGGATCCTTGCGCCAGTCGACGGTGATGATCTGACCTGCCTTGAGCTCCACGCCTGAGATCAGAGATTCGGCGAGTCAGGTGTGGTCCAGTCGCTGATGAAGGTCTTGGCTGCTGAATCCGTCTGGATGTGAACGGCAACCTTCTTGCTCTGCGCCTTGATGCGAGCACGCAGCGCCTCCATGGCGCTCACCGAGCTGCTCACCTGCAGAACACGCCGGCCTCGGCGTTCGCGGCGGCGGATGGAAAAGGCAGGATCCGCTTTGGGGGTGGCTTGATCGGCTGGTGTCATGGCCCCACCGTGAACCGCCAGGCGCAGCGGCTTCCTTGTTAACAGTAAGGGCAGATCAAGACTCCGGCTCGCGTCCTTCCACCGGCCAGGCCACGACCCGTACGGCGCAGGCTTGCACGATCTCGGCCCAGCGCTCCAGGCTGATTCCCAGTCGGGTCGGCACGTTGGCTGGAGCCAGACCTTGATCCAGCAGCTTGCGGCCACGTGCATGCAGTTCCCGCCAGCGGCCGGGCACGCCGATTGGGAATCCCTTGTCGCGCAGGTAGTGACGGATTTCGCCGTTGATGAACGGGCGGGCAAAGGCTCGGAAGTGGCCGGGACGGGGACTGCCGTGGTCGGGGTTGTAGCGCCGGGCTGCCTTGAGCAGGCCGATGGCGGCCTCCTGCTGCAGGTCATCCCGGGGGATCGGCGTGCGTGCGGCGTAATGCCCGGCCACTCGGTAAGCGAACTCCAGATGCTCCAGCACCAGGGCATCCGCCTGGGCAAGGGGACATGGTCTTGGCCGCGGCCCTCGGGTGCGGGGTGCGTGAACGGCGAGCTGGCCGCTCGGTTTCGGGCGATGGGAGTTCATGGGGATCGGATGCAGGTGATCAGTGGGAGAACAGCAGCGGCCGCGGCGGCTCGCTTCTGCCTCTGCCGCGCCAGTGCTGTTGCTGCAGCCAGATCACGCCCTGGCAGAAGGCATCCACCAGGTCGTCATGCGCACCGGTGGGGAATCCGAGCAGTTCGCTCTGCAGCGCCTCCGTGGTGCGATGAAATCCCACCTGCTTCGCTTCGAGCCATGGGGCCACGGCATGGGCGCGGCTCACCTTGCTTCCCTGCGGCCGGATGGCGATCAGCCCAGGGATCTGGCGTCTGAGCAATTGACACACCGCCGGGCCATTGGCGGCGTCTTCGATCAACACGGCATCGGGGTTCATGCCCTGACGCTTCAGGGCATCCAGGCTCTGCAGCAAGTAATGCACCGTGCCCGGCAGATCCAGCTGATGGCGCTGGGCCCAGAGCACCTCGATCAGAAACGGTGGTTCCAGCTCCGTGTCCATGGCGGCGGCGCTCGGGTGCAGCTGAAGGCCCTGGGTTCGCGCCTGGTTCAGCGACTGCGGGGTTCTGCTCTGTTCCACCAACCCCAACAGAACAAAGCCGCAGGGATCGTTGTGGGCGCCACCCTTGAAGGCCAGATCGCAGGAGAGCACCAGTGGGGCGTAAGCCCTGCTTTCATTGCTGCGCAGGCGCACGTGCGCTGGCCGTAACCACTCGCTGCGAAAGAGCAGTCCCTCTGCGGGGGAAGGCCGTTGTTGGTACAGCGCTTCCCACCAGTAGCGGCCCGTGCGAATGCGGATCTGCTCCAGCTCCGCGAGGGGGAAACGCTCTGGGCAGAGCGGAGCACCGGGTTCACGCCATTCCGGCTCCACGCTGCAGGTGGGCGGGAAGCTCAGGCGCATCTCCTGGGATTCCGCAAGGGCGGGCAGGTTGAGTACATGCCAGTGCTGCGGTGCATCTCCTGCCTCCTGCTCCAGCAGCCAGCCGATCAGGTCGTCTTGATGCCATCGGGTCAGCACCACCACCTGGGCCGCTCCCACTGCGCCGTTCACTCCGGGTTCGGCGCGGGTGAGCCAGACGGACTGGAACCACTCGATCAGTTTCTGCCGCTGGGCGGCGCTGCCGGCGTCCTCCGGGCCTTTGTAGGGATCGTCGATCACGCCGAGGGCGTAGCCCTTGCCTGTGAACGGACCCCGCACCCCGGCAGCGATGCACCCTCCGCGCTGGGGCGTCAGCCAGTTACCCACTGCCGTCGAGTCCTTCGAGAGGGGGTGGCCGCAGGAGCGGTAAAAGTGGCGCGCCTCCCGGCTGTGGGCGTAGGCGAGCTCCGCTGAATAGGAGGCGATCGCGCAGAAGCGATGCGGGTAGCGGCTCACCCAGTAGGCGGGGAACAGCTTGGAGACCAGCAGCGACTTGCCGAGTCGTGGCGGGCAGCAGACGATCAAGCGCTGCAGCTCTCCATCGGCGACCTGCTGCAGAAGCGCAATCAGCCGTTCAGCCCAGGTGTGAAAGGCGTAGCCCGGGTAGGCCGCGGCGATGAAATGGCGGAAGTCCCCGGTGTTGGGATCGGCATCCGAGGTCCGGGAGGGAGCACGTACACCCAGCACGCCGCAGTCGCCCCAGGCGTCGAGCGCGTGGAGCAATCCTGCAGAACCTGCTGGGTTGATGGCAGGCATCAGGGCCTGTTCTCCGGCGCCTTCAAAGGAGCCCGCAGCATTCCGCCGATCTCGGCAATCACCCGATAGGCACCAACGGCGGCATTGAATTGCTCCTTGTCCATCGCCCGACGGGCGAGTTCATTGAGAGCAAAGATCTGCTCGGCTTGATGTTGAAGCCGGTTGCTGATCAATTCTTCCACCATCCGTTCCCGTGCCAGAGCCAGGTAGCGGCTCACGGTTTTGGTGTTGGTGATCCCCCAGTTTCGGGCAGCATTGTCCCGAATCTCGATCAGAGGAAGCCTCTGGGCAATCCAGAGTTGGGCCTCGGCGATCCGACGCTCGGTTTCCTGGCGGCTCGGGCGGGGTGCAAAGGGTTTTTCGCTGCTGCGGCGTGGTGGTTGGCTGCAGTTTGGGTGTCGTTTTCTGGATGTCTCGTGTCTCGCTGGATGAGGCCAGATCGGCTTCCCGTCGGCATCTTCTGAAGGCGCGGCTTCCCGCAGTGCATTCACCGGATCGTCGATGAACTCCGGGCTTGATGCGTCTTCTTGATGGGCGTCAGATCTGCCCAAGTCGCAAGAGTTTGCTTGGTCAAGTCTAATGCTCTAGAGGTGATTTAGTGCCTGTATTCTTTTGTTTTCTTGTGCTGATTGGTGCTCTGAACTTGCCTCTGAATGGGGCGATCTCGCCGAGCTCGGCCACCTTCACGATCGCCCCGCGGCAAGGGCTGCGCGAGCTGGCCACCGCACGCTCTTGAAGCCAGGGCATGCCTGGTGCCAATCAGATCCGGCCAGCCCTTGCCTTTGCGGGGCGGACGTTGCGGCGTCCTTCGTCGGCTGGTCATGTCAGTGCTTGTGGAGCGGAGCCGTCTTGGTGGCATCCGCGCTTCAGGTCGCGTCCATTCCTTGGTGGTGGTTGCTGCCGGTAGTCGGCATCTCGATTGGTCTGTTGAGGCTGTGGCGGTTTCTTTGCTGCAGTGTTCGAGTCCACTTTTCGTTCATGCGGTGTTTCACGGCGCCGCCCGCGGCGCTGATGCCCTTGTGGATCGGGCGGCGCGGCGTCTGGGTTTGCCCGTGCAGGCAGTTCCGGCGCAGTGGGCTCGTTATGGCCGCTCGGCTGGTCCGCGTCGCAACGCATTGATGCTTCAGCAGGCGTACGCCCTGGCTGCAGGCCGTTCCACCGCAGCCCATCGCGTTGGCGTCCTGGTGCTGCTGTTCCCGGGAGGGGTGGGTACCGCCTCGCTGCGCCGGTTGGCGTGCCGCGATGCCGGAGCGGTTCCGGTTGAACTGGCTTGCCTGCGCCACAGCCCCAAGCCTCGGCTTCTATGAGCGCCGCAGGGAGCTCCGCGCCGGGCACCTCCAGTCTCCGCCCCTGGCAAGGGCTTCGCGAGCTGGCCACCAAGAGCTCATCCCGGCGGTCAGGGTTGCCGTAGCCCGGTCCTTGGCCAGCCCTTGCCAGCCGGGGCGGTCCTGGAGGCGTCCCGTCGCTGCGCCTGCAGGCGTTTACGGCCATGTCTTACAGAATCTCGGTTGCCAGTTATCAGCCCAGTGCCTTGATTCGCAGTGCACTCAAGGAGTTGCAGCTGCTGATGCGCTGGGAGCGCCAGGGCAAGTCCATCGATCCCCGTTGCACACCTTGCAGTGAAGAGGAAGTGGCGATCTTGGAGGAGGAGCTGATCCCGATGATGCAGTTCTTCCTGGCTCGCACTGGGGAGATCGCGATGGAGCGTTTTCTCTCGTTCGAGGCTGATGTCGCCAGGGCAGAGGCCCAATGGCTGCCATCGGCCTGAAGGAGCCTGGCCGGCCTGAGTGGCCGGCCTTTCCCTGCCGACTCTTCAGTTCAGATAGCCCCTGGTGGTGCAGGTCTTGTAGGCCGTGGCCTGGGCGTCATCGGGCCAATCGCTCCCGAAAGCCAAGGTGGCGATCGCAGCGTTGATCCGCTCAGAAGCCCAGGTGCCTCCGTTGGCTCTGAGGCTGGCTCTGCAAAGGGTTTTCAAAGCTGCCTCTTCATCGGCGGTCAACGCACGAGCAGGTTCACCAGTGCAGACGAGCAACATCAGCACGAAGCCAGTCGCGCTAGCGGTGCTGGCCTTGAAGCGCTCAAAGACTCTGCACATGCGCGCCAAGGTGAAGTGCCATTGGAAAGCTGAGCTCAGCACGGCCCAGCATGCCCACCTCCTCAGCGGCGGCAAGGGTTTCACGAGCCGGCTGCGCCGGCCCTTGCCTTGTCTGCGGTGGCGGGCTTGCGGCTGGTCGTTCCTCGCTTCACCTTCCATGGCAGTCACCACCCAAGAGCGCTGCGAGATCCGCGCCGTCGCCGTTCACTGCTATGCCGATGGCGTCAAGCAGCCCGGGCACTCACGGGTCACGATCTTCTTCGGGCGCAGCGGTCGCCCGGTCAAGAAGATGCGTCTGATGCCTGCTGAGCTGGCCTATGTGATCGCTCGCCGTCTTCAGGGTCGTCGCTTGGGCACCGTCTCTGTGATCTGATCACCCACTGCACCCAGGTCTGCCGCCTGGGTGCTGCCCTCTCTATTGCAAGATGCCTTCCCCGGTGTTTCTGCTTAAGAATGAGGCGAGTTGGGCTGCATCTTTGAGCTTTCGTATTTGGCGACAGCCGATGTGCGGGCAGCATAGGTAGTAGTAATCCAGAACATTTCCTTCCTCGGCTGTTTGTTTTTCCTGTAGCACAAGTGGAAGGCCGTGAATTGGGCAGTTGATGTCGATGTCCTGGGCTCCCAGAACTTGGCTCATTTTCTTTTCGATCACCTTGAGCGCGGGTTTTTGCGAGGTGATCAGTGTGAACTGGTCTCGTGTGATCTCGAGCTCGGGAATGCCGGCCTTGTGAAGCAGGCCAAAGTCCTGGTCGCTGAAGGATAGGGTCCCATTGCAGCGGCCTGGTGTTCCCTCGGGGATGTAGAAGTTTGTGCAAGCCCAGAAATAGTCCCTCATCGTGAAGATGGCGTTCTGTGGTTGATTTCGCCTATTGAGATACATGGGAGCTCTGCACTTCGGGCAGGGCTTCATGCGGACAGCGGGGCCGCGTGACCAGTCAAGAATGTGCAGATAGTCCTGAGATAGTGAGGTTGCGGATGCTTCGCTTGTGTCGTGGAGAATCTCAGAGGTTGTCTCTTCTGCGCGTGCTTGTTGGTGCTCCTCGGCCAGGTCCATGGCCTGTCGCCTGAGTTCTTCAAGCTGCTCTTCGTCGCTTCTATTGAGTTGACCGTCGCGTCTTAATTTTCTTTCAAGGTCGGTGATTTCTTCATCGGTCTCGTTGATGTCGTGCCGGATTTCTTCGGAAGGGCGAGTTGCCGTTCCCTGTGATGATGTCACCTTGGTCCAGTCGTCTCGCAGCGACTGAACAAGGGATGCGACGCCCCGCTGTACGGCACGAACGGCGGTCTTGATGATGGCTCCCGAGCCTGGGAGAATTGAGTCGAGGAATTTCAGAAACATGGTTCAATTAGCAGTGCGAGAGCTCAAGGCTGCGCCAGGCGTCGCCTTCGCGTAGCTGCGGATGAAGCCATAGGCAAAGCGGTATCCGATGATCCCGGCGGCAATGGCTGGATTGGCCATGCAGAGCGACACCGTTGCCATCGTTCCGAGGGTTCTTGGCGTCACGTCCCGAAAGGCTTCTTCCGGCGTTTGTTGACCATTGAGGACCGCGCCAAAGCAGCGCACCATGTCGACGCCGACCACGCCAGCCCCTGCCGCCACTGGGTTGGCGCCGAGAAGCGCCTGAGTCGCTGCAATGACTCCAGCACGACCAAAGCTTCTGAGGGCGCCGTCCTTGGTGCGCTGTGGAATCGATCTGAGGATGGTTTCGGAGCGTGCGGAATCGCCGCGCGCAATGGCTCCAAGGCATTCGGCAAAACCGCCAGCGGCGCTCATCCCGGCACCCGCCATCGCTCCTGCCGTCAGTGTTTGCGCAGCGCTGGCGATCTTCTCCCCAATGACTTGTTGCTGAACATGCGTTCGCTGGTCATCGACATATGCCTGTGGATCCCGTGCGATCTGGCGGGCTTCCTCCTGCGAAAAGCCAACTTGCACCCGCTGGTCGGGTGAGGTGTAGCTTCGGCTGCCACCATCCACCGACCCTGCTTCCAGATTGTGCAGCTTGTGCATCTCCCCGTAGCGGTCGTTGCTGATCGAGCTGCTGACGTACTGATGGCTGCCGGATTTCACCTGGATTTCATCGACAACATCACCTGTTCGTAGGTCGACGATCTGGATGTCAGGCGAGTTCTGTGATGTGCTCCCGCCAAGCGATTCTGTGCTGATCGCGCGATAGGGGCTTTCCGCGGCTGCGGCCTGGGCATTGAAGGTGTTGATCACCTTGTATTCAGCAGCGAAGCCCTGGGAGTTGGGGTTGCCGCTGAGCTCGCCTTGGTTCGTGATCAATCCGTTGCCAGGTGATGCAGTGGATTGAAGAGTCTTGTTCCAGGTGGGGTCGTTCTGGATGCGTTCGGCTGCGATGGATCGCTCAGCTGCAGCTGCTCCGGCGTGGTAAGCCATCCCTGCTGCTACGCCTCGCTCCAGGCTCAGCTGTTGATCGTCAAGAACCTCGAGAACATCTTCATCCACCTCAGTCGCTTGAAACAGGTGTTGCTTGAGGCAGGCTTTCTGAAACTGCAGGGCAATCTGAATACTGCTCTGGCAGATCTGGCGGAGTTGTTCTGCTAGCCATGGAGGCACGTCGACATCGCTGCGAACCAGCGCCGACGTCATACAGGTGATCTCCGGTGAGAAGCGAACGCAGAACCCTTGGTTGGTCCTGACCCAGAGCCTCTTCTTGTCAAGGAAGGCGTGTCCGCTGAATTGATCCAGGTCAGGGTTGGTGCTGGCGAGTTGCAGAATTCCAGTGGCCACAGCGTTTTCAAAGCAGTCCTGAGTTGCTTCCAGGAACTCTTTGTCGACCAGGTAGGCCATCTCTACGGCAGTGGCACAGCTAGATCCAGACTGGCCTGCTCGGGTGGGTTTTGGCTATTCAGCCTGTGCCCTCACGAGTTGGTGACCGCGGCCATGCCCGCCATCCCCCAGTCCGGCGAGGGCCCAACCTTCACCAGCGCCGCCAAGGGGTTCTGGCTTCCGGCCCCCTTTCTGGCGAAACGCTTTGGCCGCCCGCCACAGGGCCTTGTTGAACGCCTGTCTGTCAGCAGGCTGAAGCGTGGCGGCAACCTCTCTTGAGCTCAGCATCGCTGGCTCCGTCGGCTCCGGGTTGGGTTGCGGGGCCGATGGCCGGCGCTGCTCAGCCTCTAAACGCTCCTGCCAGGCGGCTTCGATGTGTTCGGGTTTGGTGTGCAGAAACGACACGAGGGCTCGGCTGGCCTTCTTGGTCGTTGGATCCACTCCCCATGCGGTGGCTTCTCCGCTCAACCACCAGCTCGCCAGAGCTGGCTCATGGATGGCTTCCTGGATGGCAGTCGTGCTCCAGCCTCGCTGCATCAGCAAGAAGAGGCGCACCAGTCGGAGGTTCGGTTGCGTCCCGGTCTTCCAGTTCAGGTAGGCAATCTGGCTTTGCCCAGCCTGCAGAAACAGGCTTTCTGCCGTCAGCTGTGCGGCTGGCTGGCTGGTCGGGCGCTCAGGAGGCCAGCGAAAGCCGTAGGGCCGCAGTGCTTCCGCGAGCTGTATGAAGGCAGTGCCAGGCTGCTTCAGCTCCGGATCCGGCTGAGCCTCTGCGGCCGGCTTGGTTTGCCATCGCCAGGGTGCGCTGATGCCGATCAGAGGTGGTTCTCTGCCGATCGGCCCTTGTGAATCACGACGATCGGGTGTGTCGCCTGATGCCCGATGTGTCATCGGGTGTCGAATGGGGTTCATTTCAGGCTAGCCGCTGCATTTGGAGTGCAAGCAGCTACCACCACTACTGGTGGTGCTTCTAAAGCTGCCTTCTGACGACGTGTGCCCCGCCATGCCCTCCCGGACCGAGTGCGACGAGCTCCCAATCGTTGTGTTGACCGCCCAGGGGGACCGGCAGCAGATCAGGGTTCTCACGCGCCCGTTTGGCTGCACGATTCAGCGCTTTCTCAAACGCCTTGAAGCTGTGGTGTGTGCCGAGATCCTGGGCTTCCCTCTCAAGAAGCTCGATGGCTTCTCGAGAGGGCATGGAAGGGCCATACGCCTTGCCGCTGCTCTGGGTTGAGACCGGCTCAGGCGGCACCTTGCGGTCGCGCTGTTGCTGCTGCTCAATCCATCGCCGCGCCAGGGTGGCTTCGCTGCGTTGCTTTGCCAGCACCTCTGCGGGCCAGCCGCTGCCAACGGCGTTTAATGCGGCCTGTACCTCCAGCATGGGCAGCGACCCAACCCGCCATGCCAGGTACTGGAGCCTGCTGTAGCCGGCTTCCGCGAAGAGCCTTTCGGCCGGGGTCAGGGGGTCATCAGCCGCCACGGCTGGCTCTTTTGTGTCGAGCTGAGCCTATGGGCATCAGCCTTTTCCAGCCAGCGTTAGGCAAACCGCTAGGCAAGAGCCCCTGGGACGCCAGTCGGGGATTCAGGCCCACTCGGTTTCCTAAACCGTAGGTCGTGGGTTCGAGTCCCGCCAGCCCCGTGCTTCAAATGCCCAGTTGCGGCAAGGGTTTTCAGGGAAGCAAGGGCCGAAAAAGCCGCTTCCACGAGGCTTTGGCGTTAGGCAAAAAACTAGGCAAATCGGCCCGGATCGACCACGATTAGGCAAATGGTTAGGCAAATCCGGTGCCCCCCTCCGACCCCTGGCTGGCCCGCCAGAACGCTGCTCTGAAGCTGAAAGGTCACGGGGTCACCCTCGATGTGGCGGGTGGTCGGGTGCGCCTGCGGGCGACCATGCCGCCGCGGCCGACAGACCCGCCCGGCTCTGAGCCCAGGCAGCACCGCATCAGCACCGGTCTTGCCTACCCGGATCAGGCCACGGAGTCGCTGCAGCTGGCTGAGCAGCTGGGCAATGCACTGGAGCGCCATCGCCTCGGGCTGGAGGCATTCGATTGGGCTCCCTGGATGCCCAGAGGGCGTCAGAGGAAGCCGGCGGCCGTTCCAGACCAGCCTGAGGGGATCAGCGGCCGGCAGGCCATCCGGATCACCCATCAGTGGTGGAGAAAGCAACGCCGCAGAGGCCCCTCAGCGGACGACAGCTGGAAGGTGGATTACGACGCTCCCTTGGCGCCGCTGCTGGACATCGGCCCTCTGTTGCCTGAGCACCTGGTGGCCTTGGTGGAAGCAACGCCATCCGGCAGCCGCTCACGACGGCGGTCATCCCAGGCCGCGGCCACCGTTGCCCGTGCGCTCGATTGGCCCGATGCACTGGTGTCCCAACTGCGGGAACTTGGCAAGGGTTACAGCGCGTCCCGCAGCCAGGCGCCCCGTGATCTGCCCAAGGATGAGGCGATCGAAGCCTTGATCGATCGACTCTCAGCCGCGTGGCAGTGGCCTGTTGCGGTTGCCGCTGTGTACGGCTGCCGGCCCCATGAAGCGCTGTTGTTCGCTGAGGTGCAACCGTCCGGACTGCTGCGCATTGCCGATGGCAAGACCGGGGCCCGCCAGTCGCTGGCTCTGCCCCCCGAATGGATCGAGCGTTGGTCCCTGCACAACAAGCGGCTGCCGGGGTTCAATCCGGAGCGAAGCCACCGTGACGTGGGTGCACTGATGGGGCAGGCATTCCGCCGGGCCGGAGCAGAGTTCCAGCCCTACGACCTGCGCCACGCCTGGGCGGTGCGGGCGATTCACAACCCGAAGATCTCCCCCTCGCTGGCGGCCAAGTCGATGGGCCACAGCCTTGCGGTGCACAGCAGCGTCTACCAGCGCTGGTTTGACGCCCACGAGATGGAGTCGCTCCAGGCGGTGCTCAGGGCAGCGTCCTGATTCAGCTGCTGAGGTTCCCGCAGGCTGTGAGTGGAGCTCCCTTCACTGTTGCCGGTGCCCGCAGTTCCAGTGCCTTGAGGATGTCGATGATCGAAATTGCAAAGTTGATGTTCTGATTCAAGCGATCAGAGCCCGCTATTCCATAGGTGTTGACCCCAAGCAGCTCCCCGCGGGCGTTCACCAATGGGCCGCCACTGTTGCCGGGGCTGATCGCCGCATCGTGCTGAATCAACAGGACGTTTTCGGGGGCAAGTCCCTTGAGTTGATCAACAGGTTTACGGACTGCACTCACCACGCCTTTGGTGACTGTTCCAGCGATTCCGTCTGGAGATCCAATGGCAATCACATCCTGCCCGGCCTTCGGATAGGCCATGTAGCAGACGGGAATCGGTGGTGCTGAGATCTTGGAATCGGTCTTCAGCAGGGCAAAGTCGAGCTTCTTGTCCACATAGACAAGGACGGCTTCTGTCTTGGCACCGTTGTCGGCAGTGACCTGATACTTGCCCACGCCGCTGCCGGCGATGACATGCCTGTTGGTCATGATCAGGCCGTCAGGCGAGAAGACAAAGCCACTGCCAAGAGCCTTGTCGCTTCTGATGGAGACAACAGATGGGATGACGCGGGGAATCAGGTCCTCAGCGGCGAGATTCGATTTGCTTGCACGTCCAACAGCGATGGAGAGCTGAGGTTTTGTCCAGCTCTTGGTCTCCATCTGGAAGAGTCTTGATAGTGATTGAAGGGTTTCCTTGCCAATCGGAAACACCACGCTGGAGCGCCGGCCTTTGGAAAGCTTGATCGAGAGCGGTTGATCGCCTTTGCCTGCGATGACGGCGTCAATGAATTTCTGCGGCAGGGAATATTCGCCATCGTTGCCGTAGAGCAGGAACGATTCGCCTGCATAGAAGAGTTCGACCGTTCCAGAAAATTCGCGGAAGTCTGATCCGCCGGTGCAGGTCCAGAAGCCACAGCCTCCATGCATGTATTCGTAGCCGGTGACTGAGTCGCTGCTCCAGCGGGTGATCATCCCCTCAGTCAGACCGTTGTTTCCGTCTTTCTTGTAATCACGATCAAGAACGACGTAATAAGAGCTGCCGGATAGCTTCGAGGTCACCTTGATCAGCTTGGACCACTCGATCCCCCCTGCTCTTGGGTTCTTCCAGTCCAGATCGGACTCCCGTTCAATCACCTCCCCTGGAGCGGGCTTGGGGGTGTCGGCTTTGTTGTCGGCCGTCTGGGCCAGGGTGGAGCTGCTGATCCCGAGGACTGCGCAGGTCGCTATAGCGAGAGCCCCAAGGCGTCTATGTCGAGCCATCGAGTCTGTGGGCTGAACGCCCCTCATCATGGCCCCGCTGTCGATCGGCCTTCAGGGGCTCAGCGCAGCGTCTTGAGATAGCGCTCCACGTTCACCAGGTAGGTGTGTCGCTTGCCAGTGGGGGAGGGCAGTTGGCGGTAGCAGTCCGGAGGGAAGCCCCCGCGCAGGATCCTGGCCTTCAGTGCCCTTGGCGATTTGCAGTGCAGCAGTGGGGCCGCCTCGCGCAGGGGTAGCCAAGGGCTTGCCTTGGTGGCCTGCTGCGGCTGGCTTTGGGCATTGAGCAGTTTGAGCTGGGCTGAGAGCTGTTGCAGCTGAGCCGTCAGTTCAGTGACCACGTTGTCCATCTTGTGCCCTGATGTGGCGTTGCTGAAAGATTGCCCGTGGCGAAAGATTCAATCCACTCCCAACTTCCCTCCCAAAACTGGGGGGCAAGCTGGGAGTGGATACTTTCGGCTTTCTGAGAAGACTTTATGAGTCCCCTCGGATTCCTCACGTGTTCAGGATTCAGCCGCGGCCGACTGAGCAGCTGAACGTCAAAGTTCAGCCAGATGTGATTGCAGAGATCGACCGTATGGCCGTGCGTCTTGCGACCACGCGCTCAGCTGTGGCAAGGGCTCTGCTTGATTCCGGCCTGGACCAGCTGCGCTGTTTCGAGCAAGGGGAGGGGCAATAAAAATCCCCGCGCCTGGCAGGGCAACGGGGAACAGGAAGCGAAGCCATGAAATTATCGCAACGCAAGGCAGCGCTGCAGCCGCTGTTACATCAAGGCAGCCAGATCTGTTTTTGGAGGGATCAATGATTGATCCCTCCTACTACGAGGTCCTGCGCTCAGAGGTCTGTGCTCTCACGGGGCTGGGCCTGCAGCTGCAGACGGTCATCCCGTTGGCTCTGCCGGCTGAGCTCTATCCCAAGCGTCAGAGGAACAAGGACTCGGGGCGCTGGGAGCCGGTGCTCAAGAACGGCCAGCCTGTGCCGGCCTTCGTGGGCAAGAACCCCTCCTGCTGGCGGCCGGATGGCAAGCCCCGCGCCATCAGCCATGCCATGCGCGCTGGCCGGGAGGAGCTTCTGGAGCGGATCGCGGTCGCCGAGCAACTGGGGAAGGAGCTGGGGCTGGCGATCATCCCGTCGACAGAAGTGGTGTCGATTGATTTCGACACCAAGAACTACGGCAGTGTCCAGGATCTGGAGGCTGACTGGATGGCGCTTCTGGATCGCTATCCGGTGCTCACTGAAACCCGGATGGAGCGAACCCCCACTGGCGGGGTGCACATCTACGTGCGGGTGGCTGATGCCATGGCCAGCTGGCAGCGCCCAGGGGGAGGTCTGTACTGCAACTTCAGTACTGAAAAGGGTGGCTTGCATCGCGGTGAGGTGCTGGCCGGCACCCGGGTGTCGGTCTGTGCGCCTACGCAGAACGGAAGCGGCCCCTATGAGCTGATCAACCACGAGGCGGCCCACCGCTTTGTGGAGGTGGCAGACCTGGAGTCGATCGGGATTTTCCCGGTGGTCAGGCATGAGCCTGCGGTTCCGCCTGCTGCTTCACCCACGACAGAGCCGGTTGAACAGCGGATGCCTGCCCAGAACAGTCCTGCTGCCAAGGTGCCGCGTCTGATCGAGCTGATCGGCGAGAAAGCGAAGGCGGTGCTGAATGGAGAGCGCCCCTACGGCACCGGTGAAGCCGCTGTAGGGGATCGCAGCCTGCAGCTCACGGGCTTTGCCAAGGAGATCTACAGCTGGCTCAACCTGCTGCAACAGCAGGGGCTGCGCTTCGAGGGGGATGCCGAGCAACTGCTGCTGCAGGCGATCAGCGCCCTCGGCATCGAAGACAAGGCCGAGCGGGTGCTGAGCGGCATTGAATCCGGCAGGTGCTGTCATGCCAATCCCGAGTGGGCGCTGGGCCGTTACCAGTGGTTGGCAGGAGATCGCACCAGGCGCTGGGGGCGTCGCGGAGACAGCCGGCGGGCCAGCACCAGCGCCTCAGCGGAGGCAGACCCTGCCGATCCGGGCGAACCTCCGCTGCTGAGCCGTGAGGAATGCCGCGACCGGTTGCAGGACGCTGTCGCAAAGCATCAGTCGCCCACCGAACAGGAGCTGCTGCTGGGTGAGCTGGCAGATGCGTCCGAACTCCATCCGGTCGAGTTGCGTCAGCTGCTCACCGCGGTGCGGCTGGAGGCGGAGCAACAGGAGGTGCTGCTGCAGGAGGCAAGTGCGATCGAGCTTGACCTGGCTCGGCAGAAGGCGCGGCCGCCGATTGCGTTGGACCGGCTGTTTCCAGAGCCTCTGGCTCTGGCCCTGCGCCGGGTCACCGAGCATCTGCCGTACTGCGATCACGTGGTGGCCACCACCTACCTGGCCGGCATCAGCGGCTTGGTGAAGCTGGGCACGAGCCTCTGCGGCAACCCTTACACCGACTTCGTCACGCCGGCAAACCTCTACGTGGCCACGGTGGGCCGCTCCGGCCAGAAGAAGACCCCGCTGGAGAAGCTGCTGGTGCGCCGACCGGCGCGGGAGCTGATCCGGGAGATGGCGGCTGAGAACAGCAGGGTGATGGAGCACTGGCGAGATCAGTGCAAGGAGTCCAAGCGCAAGGACGAGCGCCCCCCGAAGCCGGTTCCGATCCACATCCAGATCCAGGACTACACCGGCGAAGCCCTGGTGGCACTGCTGCATGAGCTCGACAAGCGCGGGCTGAGCGTGCTGGTGCTGCGCGATGAGTTGTCGGGCCTGTTCGGGGCGATGAATGCCTACCGATCCGGCAAGGGCGCCGATGAACAACAGCTGCTGGAGCTGTTCGATGGCCATGCCTTCACCTCCCTGCGGGTGACGGCGGGTGATCGCAGCTACGAGCGCTGCCAGGTGAGCATCTACGGCGCCATCCAGCCCGGCGTGCTGCGGGAGCTGATCAAAGGGGGCGATCCGTCAGGCAAGTGGGCCCGTTTTCTGTTCTCGCCTCTGCCGGAGAGCACGCTGCCGCTGCCCACGGTCGTCAGCCACGAAGGGGTGGCGGCGGTGAACGCGGCGATGCAGTCGCTGGAGGTGTACGCCAGGCGGATCTACACGCTCCCTGCCAAGCAATACCAGCTCGATGCCGAGGCGATCGAAGCCTTCAGTGCCTACGAGCACAGCAAACAGATCCAGGCTCAGCAGGCCCGGCTTGACGCGCAAGGGGCGTTGTACGGCAAGTCAGCGGGCAAGGTGCTGCGGGTGGCGTTGCTGCTCCACCTGCTTCAGCTGGTGGTGGCCCGTGTGGAGGAAGCGCTGGAGGTGCCGGCCACCACGTTGCAGCTGGCGATTGATCTGGTCGATCAGCTCGATGCCTGGGCGCTTGGCTTCCACGAGCAGGCGGCAGCCGATGCCGATGCGGGTGGGGTGTCGTCCTTGATGCGCCGTATCCACACCCTCGCGCGGAAAGCCAAGGGAGCTGTGAGCTGGGCGCAGTTGCGCCAGCAGATGAACAGCCGCGAGAAGAAGGGCATCAGCGCGGCTCTGGCCGAACAGGCCATGCAGGCCCTGGGCCAGCTGGGTGTCGGAGAGGTCACGCAGGGCCCCCGTGGTGGCCTGCTGTACCGGGCCACGGCAGAGCTCGGTTCCTGAGGGAGCGGGGACATCCCTGGGGGAGCCGCTCGTTTCCCCCACATCAACCCTGTGACGAACAGGGATGAGAAGGAAGGGGGGAGAGGGGGACTGGCTTTTCTCTTCTTCACCGCAGCTCCGCTTCCCGGTGGGCATCACCAGGAAAAACAGAGTTCCCCTGCGCCCCCAGTCCCCCGCAGGCCCACCCCGCTGCTGTGGGCAGGGATTCAGCGGGGGATAAGCGGCTCTCCCTCGTTTCTCCCTGCTTGATTGAACGGTCTCGAAGACCGCCTTCAGGTCATTCCCTCTACTCGGAAGTAACCCAAGATCATCGCTGGGCTGCGAATGGCGATCTGTACATGGGTTTTGTCCTTGAATGCTGCACCTGGGTAGACAAAGTTCCCTTCTTCAAAGACGCCATAGACGGTGTCATAGGCATCCATTCTTTCTGCCTTGCGGATTTCGTGGACCATTTCAATGACAGCGCAATCCAGTTGTCGCTTCATGAAAATGCCGTTTTGCCTTGAAGAGTTCTCGGGGATGGGCGTGCCTGCAGCCTCTGAGATCTTTTTGGTGGCTTGGTAGGCAAGGGCAAGTTCGTTCATTACCCCGTAATCAGTCAAGTTGAGGCAATGACCCGGGTAGGCAAAGGCTCCTACAACGGATGGGGTCTTTCTCCTTACTTTGGCCCAGTCCAACGCTCTTTCTGGGCTGTCTACCCAGAAGTAGATTCCATGTCCAAGCCAGTCGTAGTCGTTTTCACTCGGCTTTAACGGTTCCTTGCCGAGAAGTACCGATTCAGCTACTTCTTTATCGCAGCCGTGGTATAGGACCAAGGGCCCAAGGCTGTTATGTGGCCGTCTGGGCATCCTGGCTTCGATATGGACGAGCGAGCTGACCGTCTGCGTCGATCAACCCGGCATCCATCAAGAATTGGCGAGCCCGACGCGGGTCTTGCAGCCTCTTGACGAGAGCGTCGACCTGCTTTTGGGTCAACTGCCCTGAGCTTTGGTCAGGAGTGCTTTTGCTGGGGGCGGTCAGTGCCATGCGGGTTGTGGGCGATGGCGGTTCTTGAGGGTAAGCGCTTGGCGGCGCGGCTTTTGGTCGGCGCTGCGACTTTCATCATGAATGCTCAACGGCTTCCTCGCCAGGGCTGTTCTCAAGCGTGAGGGTTGCGCACCACCACTTCCTGCTCCTTCAACAGCTCCACCAGCCAGCTGGGCAGCTCGGCGCGCACCGCTAACAGGGCGTCCCATTCCAGCTGCGGCAGGATCTGACGGAGCTGCGGCAGCGCGGCACCGGCCTGATCGGGGCCCAGCCAGGCCAGGGCACGAATCGCCTGGCCGGCAGGGCGATCGGCCAGCAGGAACTGCCAGCGGGGTGCCTGGCGCAGCGTCACCTCCTGGTTGCCGAAGCGATAGCGCCTGCGGCTCCTGGTGCGGCTCAAGAAGGTCTGTTGCACAGGCATCTGGGTGGTGAGGCCCAGGGCGTTGGCAGCGGCCACACCGCTGCTCAGCAGCTGTTCGCCCTGCTCCTCCTGCAGGCGGGCCATCACCAGTTCAGGCGCCGGAGGGCGTGTGCCGAAGCGGCTGCGCACCGGCAGGGCGTAGCGGCCGTGGGTGATCTTCACCAGCTGGCCGCGGTTCACCAGGCGGCGCAGGGCCTGATCCACGGCATCCCGCTTGCCCAGCGCCAGGAACTCCTTGGCAGCCAGCAGGCTTCCCTCGGGCCGGCGGCTCGCTGCTTCAAGGATCTGGGCGCTGAGGGCGGTCATGGCGGTTTCGGGTGTCGTCTCGTGCGCTGGCGTGTCAGAAGCACACGCAATTTTCTGACACTCTTAATGGCCTGCGCGCTTCTGGCCTCTTTGCCGCCATGGGCCCACCGAGCTGACAGTCATCACGAAGCCTGCTAGTGCAGGTGTACGCAATGGAGGGGTGCATGGAGTCCGTCGAGGCCTGGCTCCAGTTCAGGGAGCCGGTGTTGAGCAGCAGCCGCAGTCGTAAGGCCTGCATAACCCGCCCTACTTCCGTCACTGGGTCGCCGCGGATGGCTTCCCTGAGCTCACCTGTGAGCTCCACCGCGGACTGATTGCGCAAGGTGTCCATCTGGCCAGCCGCTGCCAGGGTTGGTCCGATGACCTCGTGCGACAGCAGCGGTGGGCCCCCGAGGTGGCCTGAGCGGACCATCGCTGAGCCAGCCCTGCTGGGGTGACAACCGCACAAGCCTGGTCGCAGGTTCCGTGGCCGCCATGTCCTGCAATATCTTCCTGGCCGCTACGAATCTGGAGCCAGACCCTGGAGCTGATCGTGGGCGTGCTGCTGCGCCACCAGTCGGTGTCGCTGCTGAGCTTTTGGTTTGAAGTGCCTGAGCCTGCCATGGGGCCACCAAGAGGTTCCCTGCAGGGCAAGGCGTCGATTAGGCAGATATTCTCGTGATTAGCATTTGGTCTCAGCTATCTTGTTGCTATGGCCAAGCAGGTTTGGCAGGCGTTTGACGGCACTTGCTTCGACTCGGAAGAGGAGTGCATAAACTGGGAATCGAAGGCGGCTGAAGCAGCACGAGAAGAATATCTGTATTCCTTCTTCTGGGAGTTCGTCGATAGGAAATACTTTGAGACTCCCTCGATTTGCCCGCGCGGCATCTTCTCGGTCTCTACGCGAAGGGCCATGCAAAGAGGTGAGATGACAATCAGTGCTATTTGGCAGAATCGTGGTGATTTCTACAGGATGGCTGAAGTCTTGAGGCAGGCCGAGTCGCTTAGTCCTGAGCTCATGAGAGAATTTTTGGCCAAGAGAGAACATCGCCATGTCTGCGAGTTCGAGGTGCCGTTCGATCTCTCTGGTCAAAGTCCAGCAGTAGGGAGCGAATGTTTCGAAGATGGGCTTGCCGATGTCGAAGCTGGCCGTCACGAGGAAAGCTCCCTCAGGGATCCCTTTGAGGGCAGTCCCTATTGATAAATCACCCAGACCGCTGCCCTGGGTGTCATTGTTCTTGCCTGGCTATGGCTGAATGTTTTGGTGGCTCTCTTGTTTGGAAGCAAAATGATCGGATGCCGTTGGGTCCTTGTGATCATGCGAGTCGGTGAAGTTATTCCGAGTAATCCCAGTCGTCCCTGTAGCCATAGTCCACGCCGTCATCGCGGTTGCTTTCCCATGGGTCGTAGGCATAGTCGGCGGGTTCTTCAAAGTCCTGGAACGATCGCGTGCGCCGTCTTGGCGGGTCCGCGCGCTTGAAGCCTTGACTTCTCAGGACGGAAAACGTCTCCAGCGCCTCGTCTTCACTGACATGCCCATGTTTGATCTGTGCGAGAAGTTGAGCCAGGTCGAGCGGAATGTGGGGTTTGGGTTCTGCGCGAATCAAGAATCTGGCTGGGTGGATCGAGAGCCTCTCGAAGCGAAGTTCGAGGGTTCGTTCTGCCTGGGTTAGGTGGTAGTCGGAGTCGTATTCCTCAATGAGCTCGTCATCGGATAGGCACTTCTTCAGGTTGATTGGGTAGTCATCTGCAGACCCAATCCATTTCCACTCGGCTTCAGCCCCGAGCTGGCGTTCCATCTCCGCTTCCTGGGCATAGAAATCCTCCAGCCCGTCATCAGGGTGCTCCTCGGCGCTGAGCGCTGCCTCGTCATCGCGCTGTTCGTTCAGCGCATCCACCCACTCCCTGAAGTCCCGTTCCTGGTCGGCAGCTGTGAAGGCCGCGGCGGTGGTGCCGCTCTGCAGCGCCGCAAACTCCCTCGCCTCGTCTTCCCGGTGCCAGGCGGCCAGCTGATCTGAAACGGCCTGCGGAGCTTCCTGCTGCCAGAGGAGCTCAATGATGCGGTGTGTGGAGATCAGCTGTTCCTGAACGCCGGCGCTCCAGTGCTCAAGAGCCGCTTCATAGGGGCCTGAGAGCACCTGGATTTCCAGACCGTCGGCGGAGGTGTTGATCTCGCAGATGCGGCACTCGCCCTGCTCGCGTATGTCGTACAGGCGCCAGCGCCCACCCTCTGGGGTGGTCTGCAGGAAGTAGCCCGGGGGCAACTGCTCATTCATGACGCCCGGCGTCGTGTCGAAGGAGCCGCTCTGGCGGTGGCACCCCCACTGTGGCCCAGATGGCTGCTGTCGGGAGGTACGCCTCGGCAATAGCCATTGGCCCCGCATGGCGGGTGATGGCCTTTCAACGCGAACGTTTCCTGCTGCGCTGCGTTGCCGCTGTGATCGGTGTGCGGCTATTGGCCTCGTTGGCGGTGATTGTGGTGTGTCTTGGTGGCTGGAGTGCCAGCCGCAAGGCCTGTGGGGATGCGTTAGAGGGGTTGGACATCGCCTTTGAAACCGCTCTCGCCACCGCGCTTGCGCTGCTGAGCAGCTCTGGGCTCAGGACTGCTGAGCGCCGTCAGCGAGCGGAGGAGGAGGAGAAGCCCTGAGCCACCCCCGTGTGGCCGCCAGCTGCAGAGCGAGTTGGCTGGCTTCGATGCAGCGCCGGCCGCGGCGCTTGGCGTCGTCCTGGCTTTGGGAACGCTGCAGATAACCCTCCAGGGCTTCCGGCGTTTCGATCAGCGCCAACAGGCCAGCCTGGCGGGGGCCGATGGAGCCATCACCGAGCAGGTGGCTCACCAGCCCCAGTTCCCACAGCTGCGCAGCGCTGGAGCCCGGCGTAAACAGCTGCTGCATCAGCACCGCGTGCACGCTCTGCCGAAAGGCATCGAGCTGTCCCGGGCGCAGGCGCCGGCTGTTGGGCAGGCCCTGGGATGGGGTGTTCTCCACGCTCCAGCTCAGGCCAGTGCCAGGAAGCCCCACGGTGCTGCGCGGACTGCCGCTGCGGGCCACCGGGATGTTGAACGAAGCACCCCGGCCGCCCACTGAGATTGAGCTCAGGCCGCCCTTGCTGAAGTTGAAGCGCAGGGGACCCAGGCGGGCGGAGCGGCGGAAGCGGAAGCTCATGGTTCAGCGGTTCTTCACGCAATAGTTGCCGGAGCTGTACCAACCCAGCGGGCAGGAGTTGCCGGTCTTCTCAATCGCTTCGCGGTTGTTGCTGGGGCTGCTGAGGCAGTAGCTGCCGGATGAATAGAAACCGAGGGGACAGCTGCTGCCGGTCTTTTCGATGGCGCCACGGGCGTTGCCACTGGTGCTGGGCACGCAGTAATTGCCCGAGCTGTAGTAGCCGAGCGGACACCCTCCCACTTTCGGGAGGGGTCGCACGGGCTGTTGGGCCAGGGCTGAGCTGGCGGTGAGCAGGGCGGCGCTGGTGAACAGCAGGGCTCTAAGCATCGTCAGAAGGCCGTGCAAGTTCGTCGAGCAGACGGCTGATCAAGGCCCCCCGGCTGCGCAAACCCATCTCTGCGCGCAGACCATCGAGCCAGACCAGGGTGGATTGGCGCAGGTCAAGGGTGATGCGCACGTAGGGATCATCCGCTGGGTTGGCCTGGCTCATCAGCTCCGGTTCGGGCCCCCAACGATCAGCCGTCATCAGGCGTGGTGCAACCCCACTGGCGGCAGACTTGCAGGGCTGCAACCAGCGCGATGCCCACCAACATTCAGATGGAGAGCTGCGTTGCCAGCGAGCGCGGTGCCCTCGTCTTCTGGTCCCCGAAGACCACCCAGCGCAAGCCCAGTGCCCGGGTGCAGATCGTGGATGTCTTTGCCCTGCAGGTGGCCACGGGCTACACCCGTGATCCCCAGGGGCGTCTGTTGCTGGAGGCCCAGCCGTCGGTGGCGGCAGGGCGCAGCTGGAGCCTGGCCAAGGCGGCACAGCTGATCCGCAACGATGCGCGCCCCCATCGCTGGGTTGCCCTGCAGTTCGACAAACACGCCTGGGGGCTGTTCTGGGCTGGGGGCGGCTTGCAGCACTGCCGCGACCTGCTGGCCGGCCAGGTCAGCGATGCGGAAGCCTGCTCAGCGCTGGTACCGGTCACCCCAGAAGCCCTTCTGCGGCTGGTGCTGGATCTGGAGTCGGCTCAGGAAAGCTCTGTTCCTCGCACCGGTGTCGTCCCATCCGTCAGGCCATCAGGGCAGGGCAACCCATGGCGGTTGGTGGCCTGGACGTCACTCGCCTGGCTTGCAGTGCTGGGGGTCACGGTGGCTGGTTTCCTGTCGGTGTTGGAGCGACAGGACAGGAAGCTGGAGCTGCTGCTGGAGCGCACGGAGCCGGCTGCAGCTAGACCAAGCGTGCCGTCGTCCATGCCATGACCCTTTGGTTGATCCGCGCTGGATCGCGTGGCGAGCACGAGCAGAAATTCCTCGATGAGGGGAAGGTGTACGTCGCCTGGGACGGGCTGAATGTCGATCTGATGCAGCTGGCTGATCGGCAGGCGCTGATTCAGGCCATGGAGCAGCGCTACCCCGATGAGAAGCCCAAGGCACTGATCAACTGGTCGTCTCAGGTCTGGTCATTCGGGCGAGAGATGGCGGCAGGCGACTGGGTGGTGATGCCGTCAAAGATCCAGTCCGGGCTCTACTTCGGGGAGCTGAAAGGCTCGTACAACTACGCAGCCTCAGGGCCTGATCCCTATTTCCACTGGCGTGAGATCAACTGGTTCAGCGGTCTGATTCCCAGGAGCGTCTTCCCCCAGGACTTGCTCTATTCCTTTGGCGCCTTCCTCACGATCTGCAAGGTTCAGCGCAACGATGCCGAGGCCCGGGTTCGGGCAATGGCGGCACGGCATTGGCAGCCAGAGGGTATTTCAGCCATTGGGGCACGACCGACGGCTGATCCTGCTTCCGGCGTGACCGCAGATGAGGCAGAAGTCAATAACGTCGATTTGGAGGAACTCGCAGCTGACCGCATCGTGCGGTTGATCGAAGCCCGTTTCAAAGGGCATGGCCTGGCCGAGCTGGTGGAGGCGATCCTCCAAGCGGAGGGTTACACCACCTACCGCAGCCCAGAAGGTGCCGATGGTGGGGCCGACATCCTTGCCGCAGGGGGAGAACTTGGTTTTGGGGCGCCGTCGATCTGCGTTGAGGTGAAGTCTGGCGACACCCCGGCGGATCGCCCAATGGTCGACAAGCTGATTGGGGCTGGTCAGAAGTTCAACGCGGAAACCTGCCTCTTTGTGAGTTGGGCAGGGTTCAAGAGCAATGTGCAGAAAGAGTTGGCACGAGACTTTTTCCGAGTGCGGTTATGGAGTCGAAAGGAGCTGCTGGAGAAATTGTTTGCTCACTACGACAAGCTCCCTGAGGAGATGCGTCTTGCACTGCCCTTGAAGCGGGTCTGGATGGTCGCTGGCCAAGAGATGGATTGAGCTGGCAGCCGTCAGTTATTGCCAAAGACCGGATTGATGCACTGACTACATAGTTCTAATCGCGTCCGCAACAGCTCCAAAAGCCAGGCTGCGCCGCCAGTGCCACCAGTAGATCCAGGCCTGGCGTCCCTCGATCCAGCCATCATCCACCAGCTCTGCGACACGATCCGTGCTCTTCCCCGCCCTGCTCTGGAGGGGTTCACCAAGGCGTTCCGCAAGCGGTTCCAGGTGCCGCCAGAGGTCCACACGATTGCTGATCGGATCTGTGAACGCAGGCATCACTACTGGATCGAGACCTTCCTCGTGCAGCACACCGGCGGCAGGACTCCCGCCATAGCCGCTAGCGCTGCAGCCCAGGCCAGCTGAGCAGATCAGACTTCAATCCACCGAAGGGGCCATGACCTTGGCCCCATACGTCACCCTCGCCGCCTTCTCCCCCATGCGCCACTCCCTCGGCAAGGTCGTCGCCACGGCCGCTGTCGCCGCTGCCGTACCCCATGAGGTGTTCGTCGGCCTGCTGGATCGCCATGCAGGCCGCGACTGGGGCGACCTCGATGCCGAGGACAAGGCGGCCAATGACTCCGATCACAGCCACGCAGAAGGGCGCCTGTTCTCCAGCTACGAAACCGAGGAGCACGGAACCATCTGGGTGATCACAGAAGACCTGCGCGGCGAGGGTGGCGGCCCGATCACCACCGTGCTGTTCCCCGAGGACTACTGAGCACCGGGTAGCCCGGGTAGCCCGGGTAGCCCGGGCAAGACCAGGGCAACCCTGCTAGTACAGGTGTACGCATAAGAGGCAGTGCATGGGCGTCCCCCTCCCCCGGTCGGGGGGCCGGGTCGCCAGGCCCGATATCCCCGTCGAGGACTGGCCTTACCTCGACAGCGACGTGCTGCTCAGGACCCGCAGCCGCAAGGTCTGCATGACCTGCCACTGGTTCAGGCGCCGCGCCGGGGTGAACTGCATCCCGGTGCTGACCTGCCAGCTGCACCAGGGACTGATCGCCCACGGCGAGCACCTCACCAGCCGCTGCCAGGGCTGGACGGATGACTTGGCCCGGCAGCAGGGCTGGGCGCCGGAGGTGGCCTGAGTTAATTAATCACGAAAGCGAATCAATCTATGATGCCTTTTGCTCGGTAGCCGAAAGATCTGGCCTGCAAGGTATTGACTTAGTGCATCCGATATAGCTGTCAATCGGTATGCATAATCTGTTGCTGGTCAATGGTTGGTCGAGGTTGCGACATCCTGACGAATTGGCGGCTCCCGTGATTCGGAGCCCTGTCTGCGCTATGATCGAGAATATGGCTGTCTGCAGTGAGTCAGTTAAACCTGCCATTGAGTCCTGAAAATGAGTTTCTTGATGCTGTCTCGCCGCTTCGCGAGATGGGTGCATATGAGTACCTCTGGCTAAACTATCCGGGGAATAAGTCGCCTAGCACCAAGTCGATTGTCGATCTTTTTGCCTCGCGCCCAGGGGCCATACCTACGGACTTTGTAAGCAGCGAAAAAGCAGCAGAATGCGCCAATAATGTTTACGCTCAGATACTCCGGAGTGGTTTCAAGGATTTAGGTATACGCATTCGTGGAGTTAGTGACTACCCGACTTGGCTTGAGTCGGCAAATCATCAACTTCCGATAATCTATTTTAAGGGCTTGTGGGACCTGATATGGAAGCCTAGGCGTATATCCATTGTTGGCACAAGGCGGCCATCTGAATTGGGAAGAAAACGCACTATCTCATTGTGCAAGAAGCTGATTGAGCATGACTACACGATAGTCTCTGGTCTTGCAAGAGGAATTGATACGGTTGCTCATGAGACAGCGCTCTCCATGGGAGCACCAACTATGGCCGTCCTTGGCACTCCAATAACCGAGTCTTATCCCAAGGAGAATGCCAGCCTTCAAGCTGAAATATCTAATAAAGGAATTGTGGTTAGTCATGTGCCATTCCTGTTTTATGCGCAGCGGGACTGGCGCTGGAATCGAATGTTCTTCCCTGATAGGAATGTCACGATGTCTGCGCTTTCTGATGCCACGGTGATTGTTGAAGCTGGCGAAACATCGGGAACTCTGATACAAGCACGTGCTGCACTAAAGCAGGGTAGAAAAGTTTTTATTTTGGCGAGCAACTTTCACAATCCATCAGTCACCTGGCCTGCAAAGTACTTAGCCAAAGGGGCCATAAAGGTTGACAGCGTGGATGACATTCTTGGAGCGTTGGATGGACAGGCTTCTCAAGTTTGACAAACTTGCTCTTGATAGCCATTATTATTTAAGGCCGGATGATATCTGTTTTTATTTGCATGAGTACAAAGTTGGCGGGGATCTTCCCTCCTGGAAAAGGAGTGACGCTAATCAGCTGATTTGCAACTTTAAGATCCAGCCCTCCCGGGCTGATTTGGCGCGGCACAAGATTACTGCCATTAACAGCCTGGTTGATGCCCTAAGGAATATAATAATTCCCAAGACCGAGCAAATTGGACATTCTTCGATAAGCCTTTGTCCGGTTCCTCCGTCAAGGTCAAGGGATGACCCAGATTACGACGACCGACTATTGAAACTGGTATCTGGCATATCGCAAGGAACGAGCATGAGGGTTGATGAGATTATAGTTCAGTCTCAAAGCTATGCAAGTTCGCATTTGGCTTCAAAGGAGGGCTCCGCGCGCAGAACTCCCGAGGACCTAAAGAAAATCTATCGACTCGTTGATATGACTCTCCGCCCGAATGTTTTTGTCTTCGATGACGTAATTGCCTCTGGTGCTCATTTTCGGGCCTGCAAGGACTTGCTGTTGTCCTGCTATCCGGAGGTCAATGTCTATGGCATCTTTCTGGGGAGGGCAGTATGATGAATTTAGGGGTATTTTAACTGCATGCGCCGGCTTTTTGTTTGTCTCTTTAGGCTTCATTCCACCCCGCCTCCATCAACTCCCTAACGCTGATCGGGTTCAGCACTGACGCGCAGGTCTCCCAGGCTGCATCTTCGACTTTGCTGTACTTCTTGTCGAAGGGGTTGCGAGTGGCGGTGGTCTGATCAATCAGTTCGGCGATCTCGGCTTCGTCGTTGAGGGCCACCTTCACCCACACGTCTTCCAGGGTGTCGGGGATCTGGCCGAAGAGTTCATGGATGGCCTGCAGGCGCTCGGCCAGCACGCGATGCACCTTGTCTTCCACCGAGTCGCGGTAGCGCAGGTTGGCGATCCACACCTGGTTGCGGGCCTGGCCGATGCGCTGGATACGGCCCTTGCGTTGCTCCAGGCGGGTTGGATTCCAGGGAAGGTCAATGTTGATCAGCGTGCCCAGCCGCTGCAGGTTGAGGCCCTCGGAGGCGGCATCGGTGCCGAGCAGCAGCTTGATCTCGCCCTTGCGCACCCGGTCTTTCAGCAGGGTGCGGTCGCAGCGTTGGAAGCGGCCGCCCAGCCAGAAGCCGGAACGGTTGCTGCCGGCGTAGAGGCCGATGGTCAGATCGCTGGGGATGTCGGGGTGTTTGGCGAGCTGCTCACCAACCCAGCGCACCGTGTCGTAGTACTGCGAGAAGAGGATGCAGCCCCGATCCACCCAGCGCTCAGTGGCATTGGGGTTGGTGCCGAGCAGGTAGCCAAGGATGGCTTCGAGCTTGGGATCGCGGTTGCCGCCCTGCTTAAGCAGGTTCAGGCAGCGCTCAAGGGACGAAATCTCGTCGGTGGAGAAGTTGCGGAACTCGCTGTAGCCCTGTGGCTGCCCGTCGTTGCCGAAGAGGTCTTCGTCGGCATCGTCCTCGTCTTCGTCGTCGCCGGTATCTGGCGAAATGTTCAGCAGCTTGCCCACGGTGTTGCGGCCGGCCTCCATCGAGCTGCCCAGGCGGCGCAGTAGCAGGGTCTTGAAAAACCCAGCCCCACGCATCCGCTTCTGCAGTAGCTCACTGAATTGTTCGGCTTCTTCGTACGCCTCCTTGAGGTAGCCGCCGAGGTTGATGGCGTCGTTGTCGTCTTCCCCGAAGAGCTTCACCTCCACCTTGGGGAGGTAGTAGCTGCCGGTGGCTGGGTTGATCTCCTGCTCCAGGTAGCTGCGGGTGCGGCGCACGATGCAGCGCAGGAGCGGGTTGAAGCGCTCGCCATACTCCGGCAGCAGCTTGTTCTTCAGCTGAACGCGGCGAATGGCATTGGGTAACCGGTCGAGCGTTTCTGGTGTGAACTGCCACTTCTTCTCTGGAGCCCGCAATTGCCGCCGGATCTTTTCGATGGCGGGGTCTTCCGTGGAGGCCGGCAGCGGGTCGCGAACGAACTCCCAACCCTCCACCTCGTCGTCGGCAGGAACGGTTTGCTCACCGGTGGCGACCTGGATGGTGCGGTAGGCACTGAACCAGCGACTGGTCTTGGTGATGCCGCCCAGTACGCCCTCGTTGCCGTTGGAGAGGATTGAGAGCAGGTCCCATGCCTCCACCGGATGCAACTGCACCGGGGTGGCGGTAGCCAGCAGCATGCTCTTGGTCTTCGCGCCGATCTGGCAGAGGAAGCTCATGAGCTTGTTGGGCTCTGCCTTTTCGTCCACCTCGGGTTGGCCGGCGTCCATCTTGGGTCGGTTACGGCGCCTCGCCCGATGGGCCTCGTCGACGATCACGCAGGTGTAGCGCTGGTTCAGCAGTTGGCGGATCGCCTGCGGCATCCCGCGCACGATCAGGCCCTGCGAAACCAGGCCGATGCGGCGCGGGCATTTGCTCAGCGAAGTCACCCCTTCTGATGGGTGCTCCACATCGTTTTCATCCACCCAGCTGCGGCCGTTCCAATAAGCCGATGGCAGCTGCAAGAGCTCCATCAGCTCATCGCGCCATTGCTGCAGCAGGGGCTTGGGCGCCAACACCAGGATCGGGCCACCCTCCGGATCTTCCAGGCCCATCAACAGCGCGGCCATGGCCAACTGGATGGTCTTGCCCAGGCCCACCTGGTCGGCCAGCACCAGCCGAGCGCCGCCAAGGCGATGGCGTTCCAGCGCCAGGCTGGCGAAGTATTTCTGATGGGGCCAGAGCCCCTGCTCCCGCCGGTAGATCGGGGTTTCCACCGCAGCCGCGGCGGCGGCTTCCATCACATCAACTTTCTGCAGCGCCTCGGGTTCCACCACCTGGCGGTGGATGATCCGCTGCACGTCGTTCTGGATGAACGGGCAGTCGGCCAGGGCCCGTGCTCGGTGATCGTTCCAGAGGGCGTCGAACTCCTCCTGCACCCAGTCGATCGTGTCTGGCTCATCGCTCTCCCAGAGCAGCTCGTAGTTGAGCTTCCAGGCGCTGGCGCTTTCGTTAACGCTGCCCAGAAAGGCGGTGCTGCTGCCGTTGGCGTAACGGATCACACCGGCCTTGCCGTGGATCAACCCGAAGGCCGTGTCGGGCAACACGCGGATTTCGATCTTGTCGCTGAGCAAGGCGTCGTAGAGCGCCTTGTAGCGGGGCAGTGCCTTGGGAGGCGCCAGCTCGGGTTGGCCGGCGCACCAACTGCGGCGCAGCGCAGCCTGGGCTGCAGTGGCGGTGGCCAGGTCGTCAGGATCCAGGTCGGAGTTGCAGATGATCCGCACCTTGCCGCTCACCCCAGTGATCGCCTCACCGGCCACTTCCAGCAGGCTGGAGCGGAAGTACCCGGCGATGCGGTCGTAGCTCACCGCCCCTTGCAGGCGCTCGTTGAGAACGCCTTGATCGAGCCGGCTACGACGACTGGAGTGGTGCTTGAGCATCAGGCGTCATCGTTTCTCAGGCGGCCGGCCAGGATGCGTGCGGCTTCTGAGTCTTTGGCCCAGTCGGCGGTGTCCTCTGAGTTGCCGAGGGCGGCGAGCCAATCCAGCAGGCGCACCATTCCTTCCCGGCGGCCCCAGTAGGTCTGCCCGAAGGTGTCGCGCAGGTACTGGCGCCCCTGGTTGGGATCGTTGTCGGCTGCAGCGGTTTCGCAAACGGCGAACAGCAGGTGGCGGAGTGGAGTTGCCGCGAAAGGATGCGGACCGCTGCTGCTGGCACGTCCTCGGCGTGGCAGGGCAGCGGCTGTTGCAACAGCTCTGTCGATCGGGGCCAGAAGGCTGGTGCCAAATCCTGAAGGGGTGTGCACGCGGGTGCCGTTGGCCTTGTCGCTCTTGAGCAAAGGCTTGATATCGGTGACGCCGAAGCCGCGGGCGAGTTCTTCGTACATGCCTTTTCGGCGCTCACCGCGGGATTCAATATCAACGGCGCGAAGGTAGTAGCGCTCGATCAGGTTGAGGTCGCGCCAAGAGTCGCTGAGACCTTTGGGGATGAGGGCATCGCAGGCGATGGTGATGGCACGTTCGATGACTTGCTCGAAGTCGCTCTTCTCATTTTTGCCACGAATGGCGAAGACTTCGTTGGCTACGTCCTTCCCGTCGAGGCTTGAATACTGAGTTAGAACCTTCAGCGCCGCTGCGTATGCTGCTAGTTGGTAGTCGGAATCGTTGAAATTGGGCTCACCGTTTTCGTCTAGGGCTTGCATTGAGGCAATTTGCAGGCGAACTTCATCTTCGACCATGGGGTAAATATCAAAAAGGAATCCAGGTTCGTCTCCCTTGCGTTTGCGCAATACCAGGCAGACAGTTCCCTGAACGTAGTTGCCTTTTTTAATGCCCGCCGCTTCGGTTTCTGTGCTAATAGTCCAGGCGGCAGTGGCTTTAAGGCCAGCTGCCCAGAGAATCATGCCAAGACCGGCCCAAACCGCGGGGTTTTGGTGGGTGAACATGACTATTTGCATGCCATTTTCAGGCATGTGCTTGGCAAGGTTGCTGTAGATTTCAACCATGGAGCGACTAAACTCTTCGCCGTCGCCTTTCACTGCGAGCTCTGCGCGAGAATCAGCTCCCCAAGATGGAAAGTGCTTCTTCATTTTCTCGCGATACCATGACAGGAAGAAGTCGCCAAGTTCGTGGTAGTTAACCGCGTCAGCGTATGGGGGATCGGTAATCCAAATATCACAAGTATCCGTGATGTCTCTCGCGTCAATAACTGCTACTCTCCCTTCGCCAGCCATCTCAACACGATTCAGCCCTGGGACTAGGAATGGCTTAATCCAGTGCAGTGCTCTTGTTGGATAGTTATAAAGTGTGTTCAGTGCCTGGTTTGAAAAAGTAGACGCAGGTGATGACCTGTTCGGATGCGAGGTCCATCTGCATAGTCTCGAATTGTTGTCGATTGTTGTTGATAGAGAGACGGTCAGGGATGCAAAGTGATGAGGTGTAGAGGCTGCACGGGAGTCCCATAGTTGGGCAAATAAGCCATGCACCAGAAGTTGGCGTGGCGTGAACAAGTGGTGCCAATGTGTCCACCCGCGTGTTCGGATGGGTTCATCAGTCTTCTCGCCATCTTCGGGAATTGGTGTAGAGGGAATGAACCCTTTCTTTTGCCACTCGTCAAGGTGTTCTTGAAGAAGGCGTAGCACCTCTTTCTCTCGAGCAAGGTCTGCGGCATCAGGAGCTGCGTAGCGCCTGCCTGCTGAGTGATCTATCCAGCGAATGCAATACAGGCGTTCCTGGAAAATATCGTTATCCTGCGGCAGGACATCATCTTTTCTCCAGCGCCGAAGTCCCTCTCTGCCGCGAAGGGCTTCTACTGACCAAGAACGGTTGTTGTCAAGCGGGTCAATTACTCTGCCGTCTACGATAGTGGCTCCTTTTTTAGCTTTATAGAGCTTGAGCTCGGCATCTGAAACTTCTTTGATTATTGGCTGAAGCTGGTCTGCTCCTTTTTGCCTGTTCCAGGCGACTACGATTCGATGCTTTTCTGAAAGAACCCAGGTTGGTGCTAGCGGGATGTAATAGTCGCAACCTGGTGGCTTTGCTTCCACGCAATAAAGAAATGCTTCCGCCCTCTCGCCTTTGTTGTTGTGCTCAATGCCCCACTCAGTGATCTGCTTGTCGGCCTCCTGAAAAACGGCTTCCTGCGTTTGGTGGACTTCCTGCAGCGCACCTTCGGATTCGCTCAGTAGATTTAAGCTTGCCCAGGTGAGCAGGGCTGCCACAGGACTGAGGTCAGATGCATGAACTTCACAGCCAATCCGAGCGGCTTCAAATGGAATCGACCCTCCGCCACAAAAGCAGTCTCCTAATTGGAGTGTGTGACCAAACGATCGTTGGCTTAATTGTCTGATGAGTTCAGGGATGGTGTAAGCGGTTGTGCTGAGATGTTTATTTATTTCTTCCCAGGCAGAAGCATTCGGGCCCGGTACGTTCTCTGGCCGTTCGCAGTTGGCAATGCGCTCGGCATAAGGCAATGCGTTAAATGCTGTTCGATCATTGATTGGGCGCCTGCGTTGATTGTCAAGATGATGTCGCTGATTGTCGTCCAGTCCTTCCCAGATTTCTGCCAGTATGAATTCCTTTTCTTCGTCGTTGATTCCTCTTTGAAAGCCACGTGCGCTAAAGTACTTCTCCTGAATCTTTGAAGGGGCGGCTTCCCTCCAGGCTTTGACCGGGATTTCTCCCTTCTGGCGCTGCCATGCACCTTCATCGTCCATTGTGAGGACCTTCAGGAAGATCTCGCGGTCTTTCTTGGGATCGTCAGACGCCGGCATCAGCATCCCGAGGATGCAGGCTCGTACAAGGATCAGCGGCTTTCGTCCCCACCACTTGCCCAAGCCTGTCAGCGTTTGGCTGGCTCCAGCCTTACGTTCTTTATATGACTCTGCAGAGAGCCGTGCGATCGGGAACTGCGTTTCGATAAAAGCTTTCTGCATCTCAGATTTCCAGAGTCAGTTGCGAGTGGCCGAGCAGCTCACGGCGCGCTTTGGGTGACATCCCCTCGCCCTTCACGAAGGGGTTGTCGGCGATGGCGGCGCGGAGGGCCTTGCGCCATCCAACCCCCTTCTTCATCGCCTGTCCTGTGGTGGCCACCGTCATCGTGTAGAGCCACCAACGCTCTTCCGGTGCCAACGCCTCCCAGTTGCGCAGGGCATTGGGGATGTCGTCGATCGAGGCTTCTTCCACCGCCCAGCACAGCACGCACAGTTCCTTGCCCAGCGACGGATGCACGGGGATTGGTTTGGTAGGGCTCTTGGTGAGCTTGGCGGTTGCAAGGCCATTGGCCCGGAGCCGCCGGTTGGCCTCCTCCCAGAACGCCGGCGCCAGCGCCGCCCAGCGTCCCCGGTCCAGCGACACCCGCAGGGCAGGGTCCGATGGTGGCGGAGCCGGCAGAGAGGTCACCTCCGCTCCGCTGAAGCGATCGCCGCGGTACTCGCTGATCGAGATCAGGTCGCCTTTGGCGGTGCCCTTGGGGATGTGGATCAGAAAGCCATGGCGGCTCTCCTCCGGCACAAAGCCCAGTCCGATGCTCTTGCGCGTCGCCACGGGGGTTCTGGCCATGGCTCAGTCCTGGCTCACGTAGCTGAGGTTGAACGCTTCCTTCACCACGTTCAGCCAGTCGATCAGGGCCTGGCCCGTGGGGAAGCCCAGCTCGCCGATCTCCATCCGCAGTGTCCCGTCCTGCACGATGTCCTGGAGCTTGGCAGCCACCGTCTTCAGGTCGGTACCGCCGTAGCCATTGGCCAACGAGCCGCTGTAGTCCACGATCTGCTCGCCATCGCTGCTCTGGGCTGAGAGCTGCACGTCGTAGGCCAGCACACCTGGGTTCTGCTCAAGCCGGGTGATCAGGTCCCACACCGCCCCCGAGTCGTCGAGCTTGCACACCTTCTGCCAGCGCGCCGGCCGTGTGGGGTCAATGGTGCGGGCCTCTTCCCCCCGTTTGGGGATGTCCTGCACGATCCCCTGGGAGGTCAGCGAGTAAGCCGGGGCCTGAGCCACGGCGCAGACCTTGCGGCAGTTGTCCGGCACCCGGATCGGTCCGTCGTACACCGCCGCATTGGTGCCGATCGGCGAGGAGCCATCCGTTGTGTAGTGGATGCTCACGCCATTGACTCGCGGGAAGGCCAGCAGCTCCACCTCGTAATGGTCGCCGCGGTCATGCAGCTGCTTCTTGAGCCGCAGGGTTGCGGTCCAGGTCTTCACCTCGCTTTGCCGCTCCGGGTTCTCGCTGTCGAAAGCCAGGAACTTGTATTGCAGGCCCTTGGCCTCAAACTTCGCCGCGGAAGGCACGGGCGATGAGGCGGTGGTGGGCTCGCTCTCACCGCTCTCGAACACGATGCTGTCGCAATGGAGCGGCACCAGCTGCAGATAGGTGCGGCCATCGCCATCTTCATCACGGGCGCCTTCTCGGATCTCGATGTTGGGCGTCGGCGGCGGGAAGGGGCCCTTGCGCACGTAGTTGCCCTCAGGCCGCCAGCGATCGCGCTGCATCGCGTCGGCTTTCAGGTCATCCAAGGCTGACGGCTTGTGCAGCGGCCAATCGGTACGCGTCGCGGCCGCGCGCTTCACATCGGCCCAAAGCACCACGGCGCTGTCGGCGGAGCCAAAGAGCTTGGCTTCCGCGTAGCTGCGGAACGAGTCCTCGCTGATCTCGGTCGTGAACTTGCGAACGGTGATCAGGGTCTGTTTGATCGTGGCCTCGCCGTTGGTGTTGCCGGCAAAGGCCAGATCAATGGCGCTGGCCCGCAGGGCGGAGTTCACCGACGGGTAGACGAGCTGGTCGAACGTCTCCTTGAGAGCGGATGTGAACTGCAGGCCGATCCGGTCCCGCAGGCTGTCGAGCGCCCGCCACTGCGGATCGTCAGGCGGGGTGTTCTCGCCTTTGAGGTCGTCCTCGATGCTCACCAGGGCCCGTGACTGGCGGGCGGCATCGAGGATCTTCATGTAGGTGTCCTTGGAGCCGCTCAGGAACAGCACCCGGTTCTTGAACGGTTGCTGCTGCCACCAGTCCTGCCAGTCCTGCGACACCGGTAGTCCGTTGGCCTGGCCGCCCGGGCGGGTGATCACCAGCGTGGTCTTCTCCTGGTCAAGTTGCACCTCATCCGGAGGAGGCAGCACCTTCACCACTTGGAAGCAATCGCGCAGGCTGGGCGTGAAGTAGTCCTCCAGGTGCTCCCGCAGCATCCGCTCCACGGTTTCGTTATGGAGCGACTGGGCAGTCGAGCGCAGCTTGGCTGCCAGGTTCTGCTGGTTCTTGAAGAACAGCCGGCCGTCTGGCGAGTTGTGCAGGTACCAGGCCCGCGTCGCCAGCTTGTCGAGAACGTTGTTCTTGAACGCAGACAGGTCGCGGCCGGGGCGCTGCAGGCAGTCCACCAGTTGGAACTCGCGCATCCCATGGATGGCGCCAGGGGTGGTGGAGAGGGACGCCACCAGGATCAGCCGGGCGGCATCGGAGGCGTCGGTGTTGCCGTTGGCCTTGTCGATCTCCTCCACCTCGGCATCGCCGCCATGGGCGATGTCGTGGGCAATTGCCTCACTGAGGCTGGGGTTGATCGTGCGCACCTCGGAGGCGAGCTCGTCCTGGTTGAGGTCGAGGTCGTAGGGGTGGATCAAATCCAGGGCGCCGGCCTTGCCGGAGTTCCAGAGGTCGGAAACGACCATCTGCATCAACCGGATCACGCCCCGGGTCTGCTGGAAGCCCTCGTTCTCCTTGAACTTGCCCACCAGCTCCCGCAGGTCGGGATGGAAGGGGTAGGAGTCTTGAATCCGGGTGTAGAGGGATTCCGGGGTGGTGGTGGTGAGCCCCATGTTCACTGCGTCGCGCAGCGCTTCCCGGTAGGAGCCGGCAACGCCATCTATGGCGCTCGCGGGAGCCACCTCGGCGAACAGGCGTTTGCGCAGGATGTGATACAGCTCATCGCCATTGGGGTTCACGGGCGTGATCGGCACCGCAATCCGCCGCGACTCCCCGCTCAGCTGCTGAATCGCCTTATCAACCGCCTGGTTGATGTTGTCCTGACCGCCGGCATAGTTCGTGCCGCCGAGATCAGAGAGCACCAGGCAAACGTTCGGCATCTCCGTGACCGCCACGAACAGATTCGCCAGCGCCGCTGTCGTCACCGTGGCCAGGTTGCCGTTGCCCACCGGCACCGCCACCGCGTATTCCAGGTATGGCGGCAACTCGTCCAGAAAGATCACCAGCGGCTGCTCGCCCAGCAGCTCCTTCCATGCTTCAGGGCCTGGTGCGCTGAGCAGAGGGGCGACGTACTTGGCGAACTGGCCTTCTTTGCCCAGCTGCTCTGCGATCGAACCCCAAATCCCTCCGGCGGCGTCAGTGCTGCGGCCGTTGAAACCCACCACCTGGCAGGCACCCAGGCTTGGGGCTGGATTGCCGCCTTCGATCTGGGTAAAGACCTGCTGACGGAGATTGGGATCCCTGGCCAGTAGGCCCAGGGAAATCATGCTGTGGGTCTTACCCCCTCCCATGGCCTGGGAGAGCTGAAACACCGAAGAGCCAGCTCCTGATCCACTCAAATGGCGGAAGGCCCGATCCACCAGGGTGAGCATCCCCCCGGTGAAGTAGTTCTCCTCAAAGAAGGCCGTCCCATCCACCGAGCCCTTGAGGAAGGTGTCGAGGCTGAGCACCGTCGCGCGCCGATCCGCCGCGAAGACCGAGGGGCGTGGGGTGCAGAGGTCTTTGAGGGCCATAGAAAGAATCGCCCCTTATTTGTTGGGATAGGCGTGATTTATGCGCTGGCTGCATAGATCAAGCCCTGGGTCTGTCGCGCGGTGGCTTGGGGGCTCAGGGCCGCTCATGGCAGGTGGGGCAAGGGCTCAGCCGCAGGTCCATTAAAGCCCTGTGCTGTCTTATCGGGGCGTATTTGCGGCTTTCCTTCTCCTTGGTTCAGCTCCTCCGTTGGTTGGCTTGCGGAGGGGCTCCTGAGTCCTCAGGAGCGCTGCGCAGGCCTCTTCATGGTGCGGGGCGGCGTCAAGGATCGGAGCCATGCCCGCGGCTGGCTGACGGTGGTGCCGCATGACGCGGCACATCAGGCGAAGGGCGCGGGTCCTTGACCCCGCCCCGCTTGGAGCTGGTGTCCTGCGCTGCGCCCACCATGGCCCTCGCTCACGTCCACGCCGCTCGTCGGTTCCACTTCGCCGCAAGCAGCGATGGCCTGCTGCTCTTCCTCAGCGAGGAATGCTGGGGCCGGGGCCTGATCCGCCTGGCTGGGCTCCTCGATGATCTGCTCACGGAGCGTCAGGCCGAGCAGCCTGAGCCACTGTCAGATCCACAGCTGGAGGCACTGTTGCCCTTTTGAGCGAGGAGGGGGCTTCGGCCCCCTTCGGATGCGTGGATGCGCACCCATGCTCAAGCCGGATTCAGTCTTCTTGGCTGTCGGTCGTCAGCAGCTGCCAGCCCAGGGCTCTCCAATCGGCCACATCCACGGGATACACGTGCCTGACCTGGTCACCCTTTCCGATCCGTCGCAGCCCGGCTTTGGTGGCCGAGTCTGTGCTCCATCTTGGTTGGGCTATGCCTTGAGGCGGTGGCACTGAGCCAGAAGCTGGTGTCGGGCCCGGGTCAGTAGACGGAGCCTGGCTGGCCGCTGGGGGAGGTGGGACAACTACCTCAGCTGGGACCGGGAGCAGTTCGGGTGCGGCATCGGTGGCTTCAACCGTTTCCGTTTGATTGATAGTCGTGTTTCTTGGTCGTGCCATCACTTCACTCCTCAGGCCGGGACTGTGGCGGTGAGCCCGGCCAGGAGCCCGGCTGGCGTTGAAGGTGTGATCACCGCCTTGGCCAAGGCCACTGCAGGGAATCGCACCAGCGGTTGGTCGGCTGGGTCGATGGGGATGTCGTGTCCGCTAACGCGCGCTTCCACCAGCCCTCCCTGGGCGGGGACGGCCACCTTGCAGACGCTCACAAATTTGCCGCTGCTTCCATCTGGCCGTAAGGGTGCAACGAACAGCTCGGCTTCGATTGTTTTTGGCGCTCCGGGGTGGCTCACCACAAATGAAAAGCTTGTGGCGGCATCGAGTTTGGTGTTCAGCTGCACCACCTCGCCGCTGGCGCGGCTCAGCGGAAGGGGTCGTGTGGCCCCGTGCTGTATAGCGCCCACCAGCACGGTTTCGGCATCGAGCAGGGGGTTGGAGGAGTGTCGGAACATTGGTGCTCTCCTGCCTCAGGCGGCGGTGATGTTGAACAGGCGGCCGGCGCTGCGGTCGTGCAGCACGGCAAAGCCCACGTACCAATCGACGCGGGTGCGGAACACAGGGGCATCGGGCACCTCGCCCAGGTCGCGCACGGAGATGCCGTAGCGCCCCTGAAAGGGTCCTTGCAGGCCCGTCACTCCCTGATCCCCGAAGGCCAGGCAATAGATCGAGGTGGTGTCACCAGCTTCCGAGAAGCCGAGGATTTCGCGGCCTTGGGCGTCACGGTCCACCGTGAGGATTTCGCACTCCTGGTAGCGGTGCACCACGGCGCCGAGGCTGTTGGTCTCGGCGGTGTAGGCGCAGCAACCGCCGGCGCGGGCCAGGGCATTGAGCTGGCGGCGCACCGCTTTGCTCATCAGCAGGTACTTGGGCCTGCCCATGCCATCCACGCTGTCCACTAGGGCGTCGAGGGCGTCGAGGTTCACGGTGCGGCCACCGTTGTCCACCACGTTGCCGCCGCCCAGGGGCAGGCGTTTCTGCAGCCCATCGAACCCGCGGGGGTTGGAGGCCGTGTCGCCTTTCACGATCGTGGCCTCCAGCGTCAGCCGCATCGAGCGGATCTTCATCTCGATCTGGCTGGCACGGGCCTCTGGGCCCATCAGGTCCACGATCGAGCGGTCCACATCCACGTCCCCCCCGAAGAGGTGTACGGCCTCCGCGCGCTGGTCAGCGACGCCGTAGCTCTGGGTGTAGCCCTCGTTCACGGCCCGGAAGCCCACGGTGGGCAGCTCGGCTTCCTGGGCATAGAAGATGCCGCTGCCGGCGATGTTCATGAAGGGGAGGCGGCTCAGCAGTTCCCCTTCCGCAAAGGTCTTGAGAACGGCCAGGTGCTCCAGCCGGTTCTCGTACTTGGCCGCCTCGATCAGCGTGAGGCCCATTGCCACTCCCGGGGCCTGACCCCAGCAACGTCACCTCCTATTGCCGAGGGGGCCTAGATGAATTTGCTCGTCAAGTCTTCGATCTTGCAGTTCTTTGCAGAGATAGACCAAATAGTTTGCTTCTGCGCTTTTGAGGTCGTGCTAACGATGTTTGGCCAGTTATTGATGAGCTTTGACGCTTTCACGTGAAGTGACATGCTGCCCCATCCTTTTTCAAGGCAAATAATAGAGAGCCCCGATTCGCGAAGTGCGCAAAGTTCTACGCGCCGTTTGGTGATGTGAATATCCTGGGTTAGAATTAGCCACTTCCCATCGTTCGAGAGTGCCTGTATCCATTGAATGTCTTTGGTGTCTGGCGGAAACATTTCTTTGATGTGCTTGACTTCGGTGTTGTCGTCAAGGATGTCAAGAATTTTTGCCAGCTTTTCAGGCAGGTTATTGTCTACAAAGATTTTCACATCTTTGCAATTAGGTCGAGCTCAAACCGAACTGCTTTGCGAACCGCTTCTTCGCTGACTCCAAACCACTCTGCTACGACTGTCTCTGACTTCTCGACTTTGAAGGCTTGGTAAAGGGCCGAGGTGGGAACGCCTTCTTCTTGGAGGATGGGTTGCCCAAACTGCCTGCAGGGATCCATGACCACTGAATGGATTTGCTTAGACGGATGAATTCGCGAAGGTCGATTGCCTTGGTTTGAGTAGTCAAAGACAGCCGAAAGATAAGGGCGCACAACGTTCCGAAAGCTGCGCTGCATGTTTTTGAGGTCTATTAACGCTGGGCCGGATTCTGGTTCTTCTATTTCGAGAAGAATGGATTTGCCGTCTGTTAGGAATTGACTATTTGAGAAGGGGTGATTGTCTCCAAGGATTGAGCGAGCACGGGCCTGAGCGGCTCTAATTGTTTGGAGACTTATGCCTTTTTTGCGAAAGCCAGAGATGATATAAATCTCCGACAGGTCCTCGAATGAAAGTGATTGCCTGTCGCTGGCAATAAAGTCGGATGCGAATACTGGGTTTTGGATGGAATCCCTTGTTTGTCCTTTGCGGCTTCCAGCGCACCATCTTGTTATCGACTGTGCATTGACTTTCGTGAGTTTGGATGCAAATCCTGGGGTATAGATTCCTCTCCCTAGAAGAGAAGGCGCTGTCATGGTGGTTGGGCGCCGACTGGAAGCGTCTGCAAACCCTACCAATAAATGGCTGGGGTGCCACCTGGCTGAGAGGTGCCGTGCAGTTACGCCCTTGAGTTGGTCCATGCTTTTGAGAACCCTGCCCGGTACAGCTCTGCGGCACTCATGGCCTGCGGATTGATCAGCTCGCCGTTGGCGCCCACGGTGCCGGTGCCGTAGCTCACGGCGGCAGGTCCGCCCATGGCGCCCCGCTGCTGGAACAGGAAGCCGTACACGGGGTGGACCCGCAGGTCTTCCAGGAACTCCGAGGCGGTCAGCGGCCTGCCGTCGTCGCCCAGCAACGGCTGGCCCTGGGCATCCAGGGGTTCCAGGTTGTCGCTGCCGTCCTTGCCGGGCACCAGCCGGAAGCTTTCCCACAGCTGGCCCTTGAACACATCGAAGAAGGTGCCGCGGCCATCACCGCCTGTGCGGCCCTCAGCTTCTGAGAAGGCACGCTCCAGCAGGCGTTCCTTACGCAGTTGCAGCACCCGCTCGGCCGCGGCGTCACGTTCGGCGGCGACGGCCGCCACCTTGCGGGCGCTGGCCTCCTCCATCTGGCGTTCCCTGAGCTCCAGCTGCTGTTCGAGCTTCTGCTTCTGCCTCTCTGCCTCCTGCAGCCGCGTGTACTCCTCCGGGTTGATCTCCGAGAAGCGGTTCAGCTGCTGCTTCAGGGAGCGGATCTCCTTCTCCAGCTGGTTGCTGCGGCGCCGCTCGGCCTTCAGGGCATCAGGCACGGTAGGCAGCTCGTTGTCGCTGGTGGGGGTGCCGTCGTTCTCCAGGCTCTCCCCATAGCCGTGGCCGGCAGCCAGGTTGGCGTGCTCAGCCCTGGATTCGGCAGACCCTTCTGCATGAGCAGGGCTGTGGTCGCTCTCGCTTCCTTGGGGGGCTGCAGGAGCGGAGTGGTTGCTGTTGGAAGTGGTGGCCATGACCCGTCGCGGCTGTCAGTGGAGCGAGCACCCCATCCGGGCTGTGCTCACTCCCTATTGCCGAGCGGTGCTGTGGTGAAGGCCGGCCTACGGTTCTCAGCGGACTGTCGATGCCAGCGGTGTGTCGCCCATGCCCCTGACCGAGGAGCAGCAGGCCGTCGTTTCCTCAGGTTCGGAGGCGCTGAAGGTCGTTGCCTTCGCGGGAGCAGGCAAGACCTCCACCCTGCGCGCTTATGCCCAGGCCAGGCCCGAGCGGCGGATGCTCTACCTGGCCTTCAACAACGCCATCGCGCGCGAGGCGGCCGGCAGGTTCACGCCCAATGTCACCTGCCTCACCACCCACTCCCTGGCGTTTCGAGCTGTTGGGCATACATACCGCCACAAGCTGGCCAACAACATCCGCGCCAATCAGGTTGCCCAGGCATTAGGGCTCAATCCCGGTGATTCCTCAGGATTTGCCCATGCAAACCAGTCGCTGCGGGCGCTCAAGCACTTCCTGAGCACCAGCTGCGCAGACCTCCATGCGTTCGCGGCTCTCGTCGCAGGTGAGCGAAAGCATCAAGCCGCCGCGATTGATGGGGCGGCTCGGCTGTGGCAAGCGATGTGCGATCCCGCCAATGAGGCGATGCCGATGCTGCACGACGGCTACCTCAAGCTCTTTCAGCTCTCAGCCCCCCGGCTTGACTACGACACGATCCTTTTTGATGAGGCCCAGGACGCCAATCCAGTCACCCTGGCCATCGTCAGGCAGCAGAGCTGCGCCAAGGTCTTCGTGGGTGATCCCCACCAGCAGATCTATCAGTTCCGCTACGCCGAAAACGCGATGGCGGATCCATCGCTCACCGACGAATTGTTCCTCACCGAAAGCTTTCGCTTTGGCGAGGAGGTGGCCGCGGCCGCCAACCGCTTATTGGCTGTGAAGCGGGAGCGCAATCGCGTCAGGGGTGGCCGAAGGGTGCCGCCTTCATCCACCAAAGCTTGCATCGCTCGCGGTAACGCGTTCCTGTACCGGCGCGCTGCGCAGATGGTGCAGCAGGGCGGCACCGTCTGCTGGGTTGGGGGGATCGACGGCTATCGCCTGGATCTTCTGAACGACATCTGGCTCCTCAAGGCCGGGCGTCGCTCAGACATCAGGGATCGCTTCGTGGCCGGCTTTCAAGACTTCGACGCGCTGCAGGGCTATGCCGCCGCCCAGGACGAGCGTGATCTCAAAGCTTGGATCCGGGTGATTGAAGGCCACACGCGCTGGCAAACGATCCCGGAGGAGATCGCCTTGGTCCGGAGCTCCTCCGTTGCCCAGCCGGAGAGCGCCACGCTGGCGCTCGCCACAGCCCACAAATCCAAGGGTCTCGAATTCGGAAGCGTGGAGCTGGCTGATGACTTCCCGGAGGCCGAACTGGCCAACCCGGTGAAGTACAGCCGCGAAACCCACCCCGAGTTCTGGGATGAGCAGGGCTTCCGGGGTGGGGTGTTGCTGCCGGTGGAGGAGATCAACCTCCGCTACGTGGCGATCACCCGGGCTGAAACCACCTGCAGCTCAGGTCAGTGGCCGGCTCCGATGTTC